CAAGCGGCATTGTCGTCACCCACGTCTGCTGGAACCATTGCAGCCAACGCCACGGTCATGCAATCCATCGCTGCCAGCAGCACGGCGATGGCGGAGGTAGCGGCCAGCAGCACGGCGATGGCGGCTGTCGTGGCCAGCAGCACGGCGATGGCGGCGGTAGCAGCCAGCAGCACGGCGATGGCGGCGGTCAACGCCAGCGACGCCGCGCTCAATGCGCTCTATAACTCGCCGCTGGTCGTCAAATACACGCACGCAGGCAGTGCATGGTCGGCCAATCCGCAAATCCTCAGAAACGGCGCCGGGTTGTTCGTGCGGCTCACGCAGCTGGATAACTCAGGCGAATGGGTCGACAACTCCACCAGCTCCCACTACCTGCGCTTTGACGGCGGCAATGTCGCGATCGTCAGCACCAACAACGGCCTGCCCTACAACTTCACGCAGGTCAATGCCAAGTTTGGCCGCCAGCCCGCGCGGCGATTCAATGCGCAGTTCGGGTTTTATGAATACAACAAAATCGAGCTGGCGTGGATACCGCTGTAAAGGAGAGCGCAAATGGATGTGGTGATCAATGACGCTGGCGAGGTGGTGGGTGTGCTGGATGGCGCGCAGGACATTCCTGGGCTGCGCGTGCTGCCTGCCCCACCGGACTTCGACCCAGCACGGGCAGCAGAATACCGGCTGGATGGCGAGACGCTGATCCACGACCCGGCCATCGTACTCACGCGCGCCAAGGCCGCGCGTGTGGCTGAAATCAAGCGACAGGCGCAGGCCACCATCGAAGCGCTTGCCTGGCGGCTGGAGCGCGCGCAGGAGCGCGACCGCCTGGGGCTGCCTGGCGAGACGCCCGAGGACGTGCTGCTCGAGCGCGAGGCGATCCGGCGCGCGTCCAACCGCTGCGAGGCCGAGGTCCACGCCGCGCAGGATGTCTCGGCGGTGCAGGCCGTGACCTTTGCCGTGACCGAGGCCGACCGCGCCACACCGGCGCGCATCACGCGCTTGCAGTTTTTGCTGCGCTTTACCGATGCAGAAATGCAGGCCATCGTCGCGGCTGCGGACGCCAGCCCGGCGCTCAAAGCCGCGCTGCTCAAGTGGCAGACGGCAGAGGGCATCATGCTCACCGATCCGGTCACGCAGGCCGGGGTGCAGGCGCTGGAGATCGCTGGCCTGATCGAGCCTGGGCGTGCGGCGCAAATCCTCACCGTGGAGTGACGCCATGCGCCAGCGCCTGCTCAACCTCGCCATCGCCATCGACCAACTGCTGTGGGTCGCGCTGACCCTGGGCAACGGCATGCCGGATGAAACCATCAGCGCCGCAGCGTACCGCATGGAGCGGCAGGGCAAGCGCGCCGGGCGCGTGCTGCGCCCGATCATCGATGCGCTCTTTTGGCCGCTGGAGCGCGAGCACTGCCGCCTGAGCTTCGAGTCGGAAATCGACGGGCGGCAACTGCCCGATGTGTACCAACACCCATCCCCCCACTGTAAGGAGTAACCACCATGCCCGATACCTTCCTGCACGGCATCGAAGTCGTCGATATCGACGACGGTATCCGCCCGATCCAGACGGCGCGCTCGAGCGTCATCGGCCTGGTCGGCACCGCGCCTGAGGCGACCGACACGCTGTTTCCGCTCAACACCCCGGTGATGGTGACCACCCCGCGCCAAGCTGCTGGGCTTGGCGACACCGGCACGCTGCCCGCGGCTATCCGGCTGATCCACGCGCAGGGCATCGCGCCTGTGATCGTGCTCATCCGCGTGCCGGAGGTGGCGGACGACCCGGACACCCCCGCGGTCAACGAGCGGCTTGCCGCCGTCATCGGCGGCGTCGACACCACCACGGGCGAGCGCACCGGCATCGCCGCGCTGCTCTCCGCGCGCGGCACGGTGGGGGTGACGCCCCGCATCCTGCTCGCGCCGGGCTTTAGCCAGCACAAGACAGTGGCCGATGCGCTCATCGGCGTGGCGCAGCAAGTGCGCGGTGTCGCCTTGATCGACGGCCCCAACACCACCAGCGCCGCGGCCATCGCCTACCGGCGTGAGTTCGGGTCCGACCGCGCCTATGTGATCGACCCCGGCGTCGTCATCGACGGCCAGACGCTGCCCGCCAGCCCCGCCGTGGCTGGCCTGATGGCGCGCATCGACAACGAGCGCGGTTTTTGGTGGAGCCCGTCGAACCACCCCATCCTGGGTGTGACCCGCGCCGCGCGCGCGGTGGACTTTGAACTCGGCAACGCCAACTCTGAGGCCAACCTGCTCAACGAGGAGGGCGTCGCCACCCTCATCAACGAGCAGGGCCTGCGCCTGTGGGGCAACCGCAGCGCAAGCAGCGACCCGAAGTGGGCGTTCCTGTCGGTGCGCCGCACGGCGGACATGATCCACCAGGCGCTGCTGCAATCCCACCTGTGGGCGGTGGACCGCGCCATCGGCCGCGCCTATGTGCGCGATGTGCAAGAGGGTGTGAACGCCTACCTGCGCCATCTCAAGTCGCTCGGCGCGATCCTGGGCGGGCGCTGCTGGCTGGACGAAGAGCTCAACAGCCCGGCCAACATCGCCGCGGGCAAGGTCTATTTCGACTTCGACTTCACCCCGCCGTACCCGGCTGAGCGCGTGAGCTTCCGCAGCCACCTGGTGCCGGACTACGCCACCACCCTGTTTGACAACTAAGGAGACCCATCATGGCCATCCAACACGTACTCGCCAACATGTCCGCGTTCGTCAACGGACGCGGCTACATCGGCCGCGTGGCCGAGTTCACCCCCCCGAAGCTCGCGCCCATCGTGCGCGACTACAAGGCGGGCGGCATGGGGGCGGAGGTCGCCATCCCCATGGGCGCGGTGGAAAAGCTCGAAGCCTCGTTTACCCTCACCGGCTACGACCCGGACGTGCTCGCCGCCTTCAGCGTGGTGCCAGGCAACCTGGTGCCGCTGCGCTTTACCGGCGCAATGTACGACTACGACGGCACCTGCCGCCCGATCGAGATCACCCTGCGCGCGGTGCTGGCCTTCGAGCCGGACGCCTGGAAGCCAACCGAGGCTTCGGACCTCAAGGTCAACGCCATGATCCACTACTACAAGATGGATGTGGACGGGCGCACGGTGCACGAGATCGACCCGGTGAACCTGGTGGCCGTCATCAACGGAGACGACCAGCTGCAATCGATGCGCGCGGCGCTGGGGGTGTGACATGCTGATCCTGCCCAAAACCACCGCCGCCGCCTTTGGCTACCTGCTGCGCGAGGGCGTGGTGCTCAACCTGCCCGATGCGGTCGCGGAACGTCTCATCCAATCCGGGCACGCAATCGCCTATGTCGAGCCCGCGCCTGCGCCAGAGACGCCCGCAAACCCCGTGCAAACCCCGTCCAAACGCGCCAAGAAGGAGGCTTGAGCCATGATCACCGTCACCTTACGCGAACCCATCGAGATCAACGGCGCCAAGATCGGCGTGCTCACGCTGCGCCGCCCCAAGGTGCGCGATCTGGAGGCGATCGACAAAATCGCGGGTGAGACGGCCAAGACCGTGGCGCTGATTGCCAACCTGTCCGAGTTGCCGCCGGAGACCATCCGCGAGCTCGACGCGGCTGACTTTGCCGCCGCCAGCAAGGCGGTGGCCGACATGCTGGGAAACGGCTGATCGCGCCCATGGACGGCCTGGAGCTCCTGGCCTTGGCCTATCACTGGCCTCCGGATGTGGGGCGGGAGATGGAGCTTGCCGAGTTTGCCGAGTGGGTACGGCGCGCCGAGCGCATCATCCGCGCGCGCGGTGCGCTCTAGAGCAAGAGGATGGCGACGATGATGAGCAGCGCCCACCATCCAAGGATGGTGCCCACGGGGGCCAGTCCGCGCTCGCCGTTGGCCCAGCTGATGAAGACCGGCGGCACCACCAGCAGCAGGCCAGCCGCCCATTGCGCCCAGGTGTGCGCGTCGATGTAGGACAACAGGGTTTCCATCATGTCGGCAACGTTCGCAATCGCCGCGCTGCTCACGCTCAAGGATCAGTTTAGCGCACCCTTGCGTGGGGCGCAAAATGCCTTGGGCGGGCTGCAAGATCGGCTCAAGGGTGTGCAGGGTGCGGCCCGGCGCACCGCCGATGCACTGCGCGGGGTGTCGGACGCCACCTCGCGCTGGGCCACTACATCAGCGCAGATCGCCGCAGCGGGGCAGCTCGCCACCGGCTTCGGCATGGAGAGCTACATCCGAAACACCATCGGTGTGGAGCATCGCCTGGCCGCGCTGGGCAATACTGCGGGCATGTCGGCGGCAGAGCTCAAGGCGCTCGATGCACGGCTCACGGCCGCCAGCCGCACGACCAATCAGTTCAAGGCCGACCTGCTCACGGCCAACGAGCAGTTGATTGCCGCCGGGCTGGACTGGCAAAAGGCACTCGACATCACGCCGGTGCTGGGCAAGGTGGCCACAGCCACCCAGGCCAATATGGGCGACCTGGCGCAGACCGCCTACGCACTCACCAGCAACCTCCAGGTGCCGGTGGATCAAATGCAGGCCGCATTCGAGCGGCTGACCGTGGCGGGACAAAGCGGCCAGTTCGAGCTCAAGGACATGGCGCGCGAGTTCGCCAAGCTCGGCGCGAGCATGGGTGCGCTCAAACTCACCGGCCTGGAAAACGTCTCCCGGCTGGGGGCGGCCCTGCAAATCGCCCGTCGCGGCGCGGGCGACGCATCGGAAGCCGCCAACAACCTGCAAAACTTCCTGGCCAAGATCGCCGCGCCCGAAGTGCAAAATAACTTCAAGAAGTTCGGCATCGACCTGCCGCGCTTGCTCAAGGGCGCGCGCGAGCGCGGGCTGGACCCATTCCTGCTCACGCTCAAGGCCATTCAGAGGGCCACCGGCGGCGACGAGTTCAAGCTCGGCGAGCTCTTCGGCGACATGCAGGTGCAGAACTTCGTCAAGCCGATGCTGCTTTACACCGAGGACTACAAGCGCATTGTGGGAGAGATCAAAGCCGCCAACGGCGTCATCGAGGGCAACTTCGGGCGAATGATGAACACCACCGCCGAGCGCTGGAAGCAGTTCCGCATCCAGCTCGAAACCACGCCCATGCCGTGGCTGGACAGCCTGATCGACAAGCTCTCCAGTCTTCTTGCGTTGATGAACGAGTACCCCAAGGTCGCCAGCTTCATCGCCACCGCGCTGGTGGGCATCGCGGGGGCAGCGATCGTGCTCAAGACGGCATCGATGGCGCTGTCTGGCCTGGCCGGGCTGATCGGCATCGGCGGCAAGATCGCAGGCGGCGTGGTCGGCGACGCACTCTCCGGTATGGCCGCCGCGCTCGCGCCTGTTGGGCGGGTGGCGCTGTCGGTGATCTCGCCCATCTCCAAGCTCGCCGCCGCCTTTGCCGCCGGATACGCCATCGGCACGCTCTTGTCCAAAGGCATCGATGCGCTGCTCACCAAGCTCATGGGCACGCCCACCACCCTGGGAGGCGCGATCTATGACGGCGTGCAGGCGATCCAGGCGGCCTGGAGCGAGGGTGTGGCGTGGCTGTCCAACCTGCCCGCCAAAATGCTCGCCATCGGCGGCCAGATCATCGATGGACTGCTGGCTGGCTTGCGCGCGCGCTGGACGGCGCTCAAAGAGAGCGTCTCCGGCATCGCCAGCGGCATCGCCGACAAAGTGCGCGGTGCGCTGGGTATCCGCTCGCCATCCCGCGTCTTTGCCGAGATCGGCGGGCACCTGATGGGCGGCTTGCAGCTGGGCATCGAGCGCGCGGCCAGCCTGCCGCTCGCGGCCATGCGCAGCGTTGCCGCTGGGCTTGCCGCGCCGATCACGGCGGGCGCTATGGCGGCTGCAGGCATGCCGCTCGCGGCATCATCGCCAGCGCCGATTCAGATCACCGTCAACCTCAACGGCCAGACGAGCCCAGAGACCGCGCAGGATGTGGCCGCCGCCGTGCGCCGCGAGGTTGAGCGGGCACTCGCCGAGCAGTCCCGCCGCGATGCACTGGCCCGCCGCGCGCGGCTCATCGATGGAGGCATCGCCTGATGGACGTGCTCATGACCCTGGGCGACGGGCAGCAGCAATTCCGTTTTGCGATTGATACCGCCGCCTATCAAAGCCTCAAGCGCTCCACAGAATGGCGCTGGCCCGCGCAGGATCGGCTCTGGACCGACCCGGCGCGGCAGTTCACCGGGCGTGGCAACGACGAAATCACGCTCGAAGGCGTCATCCTGCCCGCGTTCAAGGGCGGCCTGGGGCAGCTCCAAGCGCTGCGCGCGCTGGCCGATCAAGCCCTGCGCGATGCGTCTGGAGCCCGCCCGCTGACGCTGGTCACCGGCTATGGCGATGTGCTCGGCCAGTGGGTCATCACCCGGCTGGAGGAAGAGCAGCCCACCATCGGCCCGTCTGGCGCGCCGCTGGAGCAGCGCTTCACGCTCACGCTGGCCGCCTATGGGGAGGACATGGCATGACGCGCTACACCGCCACCGCCACCGAGCGGCTCGACCTCATCTGCTGGCGACACTACGGGCACCTGTCCGGCACCGTCGAAGCGGTACTCGCGCTCCCGGCCAATGCGCACCTTCGGCACCTTGACATCGCCCTGCTGCCGGAGGGTGTGCAGCTCACCCTGCCGCCAGCGCCTGCGCGCCAGCCGCCATCTCCTAGGGTGTTCTGACATGCGCCCGGTCGTCTATCTGCTGAGCGTCGATGGCGCGGACCTCACCGAGACGCTGATCGATCGCGTCACCCGCGTCTCGGTCACGGACGTGGAAGGCTTTGCCAGCGACGTCCTCGAGGTCGATCTCGACGACCGCGGCCAGCGCGTGCAGCTCCCCGCCGTGGGCGACAAAATCCGCTGCCTCATGGGCTATCTGGAGCGCGCGCCCATCCCCGTGCTGGGCGACTTCGTGGTGGACGAGGTGCGCCTGTCCGGCCCGCCGCTGTCGATTGCCTTCACCGGCAAGGGCGCGGATCTGGTCAACACCTCGCTCAAGGCCCCATTGATCGACGATGGCGACGACGACACGCTCGACGACCTGGCGCGCCGCATCGCGCAGCGCCACCATCTCACGCCATCGATCCACCCCGACGCGCGCCGGATCATTCTGGGCCACATCGACCAGCAGACCGAAAGCGACATGGCGCTGTTGGAGCGTCTGGCCCGCGCGCGCGACTGGGTGCTGCGGCTCGATGGCGATCGGCTCACGCTGCGCCCGCATGCCGCCGCGCTGCCACCGGCCAAGGAAGCTAGCGCGTTCACACCACCCATCCATCGCCTGGATGCCCGGCGACTCACCCGCTACGACTACACCACCAACGCGCGCAGCCGCTACGGCAAGGTGCGCGCCTGGCACTACGACCCCGACACCGGCAAGCGCCATCCGGTCGAGGTGAGCGATGGCGGCGACGGCCCCACGCTCGACCTGCGCCATGACGCCAAGTCCGAGGCCGACGCCCGCGCCGCTGCCGAAGGGCGGCTGCGCCAGCTACGCCGCGCCGAAGGCAGCCTGACGCTGGAGCTCCCAGGCGACACGCGCCTCTTGGCCGGGCATCATGTGCTCATCACCGGTCTATCCGCCCCAATAGCCGGGCAGTGGGTCATCGAGCGCGCGGAGCACACCCTCGACGGTGAAGGACTCAACACTCGGCTCGAGTGCGTGCCGCCCAGCGCGCCGGGTCGGGCCGGACAAGACATCACGCAAAGCCTGCTGGAGGAAGTCGAATGACCGCAACCACCGTACTCGACATCCTGCCCCGCCGCCCGCGCCCAACCGCGGCTCTGGAGCGCTATCAAGGCCTATCCGCACCCGCGGGTACCCGCATCGCCGGGTGGGAGCATCTGCGCCAATCGGTGCTCGACATCCTCACCACCTACCCCGGCGAGCGCATCATGCGCCCCGAATACGGCAGCCGCGTGCGCGACCTGATCGACCGCCCGGTCACTGCCCAGTGGCTGGCCGATCTGTACTTTGAGGTCGCCTACGCCATCCAGCGCTGGGAACCGCGCGTGCGCGTGCTCAAGGTCGGCGCGGCGATGACCCAGCCCGGCCACGTCAGCATTGACCTAGCGCTGCGAATCGGCAGCGAGACTGCACAGACAAGTGTCGCGGTGACACGCTGACGGCGTTACGCCAAAACAACCGCAAAATCCGTCAAACCGAACGCAAAATTACGTCAGAACGACTGCGCTTTTACATTCGTCTCAGCCTCGATGCCGGCAGCCCCGGGGGCACCCTGGGGGCGGGGCGGGATGTATGGCTTGGCTTCGACACCCTTCGCTGGGACCGGGGCAGTCTTGCTGCGGGGCGGGACCTGTGGCTTGAGGGGCGAAGCTTCGCGTTGCCCGCCGGCAGCCTGAGCGCGCCGCGGGACATGCACCTCGTCCTGGAAGGCGAGCTTGCCAACGCTGGTGCCCTGCTGGCCGGGCGTGACCTCAGGGTGACCGCGGCGAAGCTCACCAACACCGCGGGCGTGCTGGAAGCGGGGCAGGACCTCCTCATCGAAGCCGACGAGGTGCGCAACCAGCGCG